CACCTATACATTTGCAGGTCTGAGACGTTCACTAGAGTCCATCAAGTCCAAGGCTCGTATCCTATTGTGTTGGGTCGATGAGGCTGAAGCATTAAGTGGTCGTGCTTATGATGTATTGATACCTACTATTCGTGAGGTTGATTCAGAATTGTGGATTACTTGGAATCCCAGTTCAAAATATAGTGCCACCCATGAGAGATTCAGGCTAGACCCTCCAACTAATTCTAAGATTGTTGAATTGAATTACCGGGATAACCCTTGGTTTCCTGAGGTCTTGGAGATGACTAGACTAGATGACAAGAACAAAAGAAATGACACTTATGGTCATATTTGGGATGGGGATTTCTTAATTTTCTCGGAGGGAAGTTATTTTCAGAGCGAAATGAGACGTATGAAGGATGAGGATAGAATCTGTAAAGTTCCATACGATAGAGCCAAAGGAGTTGTTACTGCTTGGGATTTAGGCATAGGTGATTCCACAGCGATATGGTTTGCACAATTCATTGGAGCAGAGGTTCACATAATTGATTACTATGAGACTTCAGGTGTTGGCTTGGAGCATTACGCAATGGTTCTTCAGCAGAAAGGCTACGTATATGACCAACACATATTCCCACATGATGTTCGAGTCAGGGAGTTAGGCACAGGCAAGAGTCGTATCGAGACATTGGAGGATTTAGGTATCAGAGACATTGACATTGCACCTGACCTTCTAGTCGATGATGGCATCCAACAAGTCAGGACATTATTAGACAAGTGTTGGATTGATGAAGAAAAGTGTGAGAAGGGTATTGACTGTCTGTTAAACTACTCAAGAGATTGGGATGACAACATGAAGGTTTGGAGGAAGCGACCTCAGCACAATTGGGCATCTCATGGTGCGGATTCGATGAGGTATCTTGCAGTTGGATATAGTGAACATACCTTCAATTGGAGTCAACCATTAAAACGTAACCTCAAAGGAGTTGTATGAGTCTGTTTAATTACCTAGACGAACAAACCAATAAGAATAACCAAGATAAATCCTTCATGGGATTAGGTACTCTATGGGATGAGATGGGTAAGCCTGTTATCGATTCTGTTGATAAAGGTTTATTATCTGATGAAGCAATGACTGACGCAAACTGGGCAGACCAACATACAGCATTCGTTGATGAGTTGGTTGAGAATCAGGATGAGTCCATGTTTAAAGATGTAGGAAAGAGGATAGTTAACCAAAGTCAACTGTCATGGTATGGACTTAAACAGGCAGGTATTGAATCAGGTCTTACTAAAGCATTGGAGCACATGCCACGACTCGGACTGCTTGGCTCATTGGGTATAAACCAAGAAAAGATGAGGGAAGGTTTCAATAATTTAATTGGCAGGGAAACTAAAACGGAAGAAGAAGAACTTGCACTAATCAAACAAATCACCGATGAACTCATGGCAGACAGAAAAACAATTCAGCCACCTGAAGGTTTGAGCCTGACACAAAAAGGAGTTTTGGCGGCAGTAGAATCTGCACCACTTATGGCAGTCTCGATGTTAGCAAGTTTTGCTACTGCTAATCCTTGGACAGGCTTGGCTATGATGGGAACTTTTACAGCAGGTTCTTCCTATGGTAGTGCAAGGACAGAGGATATGCCAGTACCTGAGTCGTTAAGATATGCGGCTATAGATGGAACGATAGAGATGTTAACAGAGAGAATCAGCATCGTTCCAATGATGAATATGTTTAGAAAAGGTGGTAAAGAATCGATACAGAATGCTAAGAAATATGTAGTTAATGAGTTGATAGGTGAGAATGTCGCAGAGTTTACACAAGAGATGAATGCTTGGTATCACGGACTTTCAGAGTTATGGCAGAATCCTAACCTGACTATAACAGAGAAACTCAAGGTACAAGCAGAACAGCAATGGATTGCTACTGTAGCCGCATCAGTTTTATCAGGTAGCACAACAGCAACATCTCAGGTACTTCATAAAGGTCAAGAATGGGTAGATGCTCTGCCTGAAGACCACCCTCTGAAAGAGATTGTAGCATCAGCAGGTGTCCCAACTGGCTCTAAGATGTGGATGGGTGATGAAACATCGGGTGTAGGTTTTGATGTAGAAAAGTATGGGGAAATAGATGTAGCAAGAACCAAAGCAGAGAAGATGTTGGAATCAGGTGGAAGGACAATAAACAACCTTAGACAAATATGGAGTGAAACAGGACATTTCGTAACTCCATCAGGTCAGATAGTATGGGAGATAGATGATTCACCTATGCAGTTTAAAGAACTGGACGAGATAAATGAACTTGCTAGAAATTCCAAAGATAAAGAACTTATCGGTGTCTACAAACTTGAGGACTTTATAGACCATCCTGAGTTGTTTGCGAATTATGGTGAGTTAAAAGACATGGATGTAGTGATTAGGAATGGTGAGTACAGTCGAGAATCAGGTATGACAGGAGAGCATGGGACTGTGAATCAGCAAACAGGAGCAGGTGCTTATGGTAGTTACAATCCTGAATCAAACACAATGATGATTTATGTTGACCCTCGATATGGACTGACGATAAAACACAAGGAGGCTATAGTCCATGAAATTCAACATGGTGCACAAGAGATAGAAGGACACCCACCCGGTGGTGACCAAAGTATGACGATGATGAAACAATTATATGATTTATTTGAGGAAGAACATAAGATGTTGACTCATGCTTTCACAGCACCTGACAAGACACAACTCAGGAAGATTTTTCCAACTCCTAAACATGAGCAAAATGCAATAGACAGGATAGGGAAGATTAAAAGTTGGATGGATGAATTAGATGTCCTACTCAAACAAGACCAAATTCGACTGACTCCCGGTCAGAGACAAAAAAATATAGAGAAGAGGTGGGAAATATATCTGAGACTTGAAGGCGAATGGATGGCTCGTAATACTCAAACAAGAATGGAATATATGGGAGGACGTGCACATAAACAGGGCATCACTAGTCCACTTGAAGAGTTAGGTCAACCTGATGATTCTGAACAGGGTTATAGAATGGATGCATGGGACAGACAGAATCAATTTCCACTTTTCTCTTCTGACACTCAAGACCTAGTATATACAGATGCAGATGGAAATTTGGTGCATACACCTGACCCATACGATAGCAATTTAATAATTTATCCTGAAAATTGGCAAGATAGGATACTTGGGCATAAACTCCATGCACCTGCTTTAGAAAAAGGACTTCTAGGTGATACAGTAGTGCCAAGACTCAAGGCTTCAGATTTCAAACGTAATAAGGATGGCACTTATGTAGGATTCAACAAGTCAATCAATACACCACAGAAAATAACCAAGTTACTGAAACAGTTGGAAGGTTTAGCCATTGAGGGAGCAGACGCTAGAATGTGGTATGAAAACTCTTCAAAGGATATTATGGATTTGGTTAATGGTGACAAGGTGGAAGCAGAGAAAATTGCACAGATACTAGCCATCACAAGTCAGGGAACAGATGTAAAAAGTAATACAGGATTTGCATTTAAAGCATACATGCAACACAAAGCAGGAATGCCTATAGAAGCAGGTAGGTTTCCTAAAGAACAGGCAAAGAAAATAATAAATGTATTGAATGGCATCCCTTGGGAAGGAAGAAAGACAAACTCATTCTATGGTAATTTAATGACACAGATAGACCCTTCTAAAGTAATAGAGGGTCAGACCACACAAGATATGTGGATGGCAAGAGCATTTGGTTTGAGTAGGGATGTACCGGGCGATGCTCAATATAAGATTATGGAGGAGATTACACAGAACATAGCGGCTCAGAATGGTTGGACACCATATCAGGCACAAGCGGCTATTTGGGTAGCGACCAAGGCTCGGAACGAGTCCATGAAAAGCGAGATTAACGCACATATCAAAAAGAAAAAATGGGGAACAAATGCTGACACGATACTGCCTCAGCATCAACAGAAGTTCAATAAGTATTTCCAACAGATGGTCTACGATTCAAAATTTGACCTGAAACAATTTACGAAAGCCTCATACAGTTTCGCAGATGGTATTCAGGATAATCTAGGGTTCATTAACCTTGAAGCAGTACCTAGCACAGAACTTGTTAACGTACTACCGGGCATACATAATGCACCTCCTGAACAGAAAGCAGAATTTACCAAGGCGATGTACTCGATATTCCTAGACGAAAATGGTGTGGACTTATTAGCCAAGGAAATAGGCATCGTTTCACCTGATGGCTTCATGGGATTCGGTGGATGGGATGGAGATATAAACCCAAACATGCAGGTTCAGGGAATACTATCAGGCACAATTAGTGGAGGAATTAACCCTGCTGATGTTCAATTAGTGGAGTTATATGCCGCTGTTGTGGGTACAGTATTCAAACAGGATGGTGTCTCATATCGAAGAGCATTTAATGATACTAAGGTATCGGCTCAGAATGGAGTTGACCTTGACGTAGGTAGAAGACTTACAGCAGAAGAACATGAAAAAATCTACGATGCATTGATAAAGGTGTTTGGACATACTATGGTTCAACCTACTTCAACAGGAACAGGTGCTGATATTATTCAATATAGACATAAGGATGGTAAGTTTGAAATAGATGAGAAAGGACTAGGGTTTGATATGCCTAACAAGGAGTTCCAAAAACTGGTCGAACAGGCTATAATGGAGGTAGGACTTGAAGATGATATACATATAGGTTTCTACAGGTCAGATGGTAAATTAGTTGAAAATAATTGGAAGGAGCAACCAAATGGGGAAGGTTACGAAGGGAACACTACCACCAAATCACAGAGTCTTTACAGGCAACTGGTCGATAAGTACAGTCAAGAAGCCGAAACAATCAGGCAAGAATTTGGAGACAAATACGGATGGGGAGAAGTCCAAAACAGTCAAATAACTGAGGGTCTACTCAAGACAACAGTCAAAAAACCTCCTAACCATCTATTAGAATAGAATATACTAATACAAAATCAAGGAGGATATATGTCAGCATTTGAACAAAAAATCGCAAAATTAAAGGAATTGGGAATTGATACCCCTCAAGGAATTTTAGGTCTTATAGAATCAGGAGCAGGAGAAAGAGGACTAGATACTGCGGCTCAACGTGATTACTTAGA